TGGCGGGGGTGGTGGAGGCGGCTCCACTCCCGTGATCGGTGCCTATTTCTATGCCAGCTCAGGGAACGACTGGGGCACGCTTGCCAACTGGTCTGGGGATAGTGCCCGGACTCAGGCGGCAACACAGCTTCCAAGCGGAACCACTGCCGTGACGCTACTAAGCTCCGGGTCTGCTAACATGGACACTTGGACCGAGCCACAGAGCATCGACATCGGGTCTAATGACCTGACGTTGACCTCGACGGCTACGCCTTCGGCTAACCTCACTTGTTCCGTCACTGGGACAACAGGTATCATCACGCTTAACGGCGTGGCGTTTAACCGATAACCACACTGCGGGGGCGCCTGAAATATGGCGCCCCTGCTCCACTTTCTTTCTCTATGAATCCATCTATCTCGATAGTTTGTGACGCCACTTTTGGCGCTGGCTCAGAAAACTTTGGCACTGTCACTGGGAATGTCACGTTTCAGGACGGATCCGCAAACAGTGGCACTGTAACTGGCAATGCCGTGTTTGAGGGCACTGCTGAACACAAGGCAGGCGCAACTGTTACTGGCGACGCTACGTTTGGAATTTTGTCAGTAAACAACGGAACCGTCAGCGGGACTGTTGTGCCTCCAAGCATTGAGTTGTCTCCGGCTGAAGGACAAATCTCGTTCTATCAATTTCTTCAGTATAACAGCAACACTATTCAGCAATACACTGCCGGAGGCTGGTACAATGGACGTTATGCAGTTAATGGCCAGCCATACATGACCTTGGCAGAGGCTGAAGCCGCACTTGCTGCGTATCTTTTGGAAAGTACTTATATCCTTTGGCTTTCAAACAATAGTGGGCTAAATCAATTTGTGGACTTCAACAATCCCAATAACGGAAAGTGGGCTTACAATCAGATTGCGTACGCTTCTGAAAACGAAGCGCGGGCTGCAGAGGCTGCTGCGCAAGAAAGCGCATTTCAAGCGTGGCTGGCTGCTAACAGCGGTGTGAACCAGTACAGCGGCGCTGGGGTTGAGAATGGCCAATGGGCATACAATTCGACTGAGTACAGTTCGCAGGCTGACGCTGAAGCTGCCGCGTATGCGGTATGGCTTGCTGCTAATACTGGCGTGAATGAGTACAGCGGCCCTGGAATAAAGAATGGCAAGTGGGCATGGAACCAAACAGAGCACGATACAGAGATGGCGGCAAATATTGCTCAAGACATGGACTTTTCTAACTGGGTTTTCGAAGTGCCTGGCACTGTTCGTCAGTACCTGGTTGCGGGCATTCACTATGGGAAATGGGGCTACGCCTACCAATCCTACAGCACGCAGGCAGAAGCTGATGCAGCGTACGCGGCTGCAAATCCCTAGTTTTACTCACACATTTCAAGCCGCTGTCCAATCCGGCGGCTTGATTTGTTTTGAACAAGTGCTACATGAAAGTTATGCCAACGATTCTGTTGAATAACAAAGTAAACGATGGATCTGCCCCAAGTCCATCAGATGTAGCGGTTAGGGAGCTTGCCATTGATCCGTCGAACGGTTCTTTGTGGACCAAGCTCAAGACTGGTCTTGTCCGCAAGATTCTGGCCATTGCAGCGCCTCATGCAGCCACTCATGCTGCCGGCCAACCTGATGCCATCACGCCCACCTCGATTGGCGCAGCCGTGATCGACCACCAGCACACTCCTTTGGATCTTGTAGGCTGTGGCGACATCATCACTTCCAACGCAGCAGACTTTGCTGCTGCCTCGCACAGTCACGGTGTAGGTCAGGTCACCGGGCTGTCTGCCCAGCTTGACGCTCTGGCTCAACGTATTTCCGCACTCGAACAACAGGTGCATCCTCAATGAAAAAGAAGCAGGTCAACCTCTCTGTGTCCAAGGGCGAGAAGCTGCCTGTCTCTAAAGGGGCAGGACTGACTGCCAAGGGACGAGCCAAGTACAACGCTGCTACTGGCAGCAACCTCAAGGCTCCTGCGCCCAGTCCAAAGACAGAAGCAGACAAAGGCCGCAAGAAGTCCTTCTGTGCTCGTATGAGCGGGATGCCTGGTCCAATGAAAGACGAGAAGGGTCAACCCACTCGCAAGGCTGCATCACTCAAACGCTGGAAATGCAAATGAAAGACGGACTCTACAAGAACATTCACGAGAAGCGCGAACGCATCAAGGCTGGCAGCAAGGAGAAGATGCGCAAGCCCGGATCTAAAGGCGCACCTACAGCAGCAGCTTTTAAGGCTTCAGCGAAGACCGCCAAGAAGAAGTAATGCAAGTCCCTATCCTCACCGGCATTTACACGAGCACCGCTGGGGACTTCCGCGTGGAGTATCCGCGCAACATGGTGCCTGTCATCTTGAAGTCAGGCATCTCTGATGGCTACTTTCGTCCTGCTGACGGGATTGTCAGCCTTGGCACTGGCCCGGGGATTGATCGTGGAGCCATCGAGTGGCAAGGGCTGCTGTACCGTGTGATGGGCACCAAGTTGGTGTCAATCTCTAGTACGAACGCGGTCACTGTCATAGGGGATGTGGGAGGTACTGGTCAGGTCACGTTTGATTACTCCTTTGACTACCTCGCTATCGCATCAGGTGGGAAGCTGTATCTGTACCGGCCAAGTACGGGCCTACAACAGGTCACTGACCCTGATCTAGGCACAGTCGTCGATGTCGTCTGGGTGGATGGGTACTTTATGACGACAGACGGGGAGTTTTTGATCGTCACAGAACTCAACGACCCCTTCTCAGTTAACCCGCTCAAGTACGGGTCCGCTGAAGCTGATCCTGACCCTGTAGTCGCGTTGCTAAAGGTCCGTAACGAGGTCTACGCGCTCAACCGGCATACCATCGAAGTCTTCGACAACGTGGGAGGCTCACTGTTCCCGTTTCAGCGCGTAGAAGGCGCCCAGGTACAACGTGGAGTCATTGGCACTCATGCCTGCTGCAACTTCATGGAGTCTATCGCCTTCATTGGTGGTGCTCGAAATGAGGCTCCTTCAGTGTGGCTGATCTCAGGCAGTAATGCAGAACGGATTGCAACTCGCGAGATTGACCAATTGCTTACTGAATTTACAGAGCAAGAGTTGTCCAGCGTGCTTGTCGAGGCTCGTGTGGACAAGGGGTATCGCCATCTGTACATCCATCTGCCTAACCAGACGCTGGTCTTTGATGCCGCTGCGACCACTCTGGCCGGCGCACCTGTCTGGTTCACGCTGGCTACCAGTCTTGTGGGTGATGGTCAGTATCGGGCTAAAAACCTCGTGTGGGTGTACAACCGCTGGAACGTGGGGGACCCTGCCAGTACTGCCTTTGGCTACCTGAGCGACTCGTTATCCTCGCACTGGGGAGTACTGAATGGCTGGGAGTTTGCGACCATCATCCTGTACAACGAAAGCCGTGGCCTAATCTTTCACGAGATGGAACTGATTGCACTCACCGGCAATGCCATCTTTGGCACTGATCCAAGCATCTGGACCTCTTACACTGAAGACGGGTTGACTTGGAGTCAGGAGCGTGTGTGCAAGGCCGGCGTGACTGGTGTGCGTGGCAAGCGTCTATCGTGGCTACAGCAGGGACGTATGAGGCAGTGGAGAGCACAGAAGTTCAGGGGAACCAGTGACGCACAGCTTTCCGTGGCCCGACTTGAGGCCAGAGTTGAACCTCTCGCTGTATGATCGAGGGGCCGTACAAGATCACTCGTAACGAGCTGGCTCAGTTTCTGCCCTCTCAACGGGCGATCCGGGCTTTTGAGCAGCTTTTCGCTCTCATCCCGTCCAGTCTCAACGACAACGCGACTATAGTTGAGGAAGTCTCTGTAAACGCACAGAATGCCGATTCTAAGGCCGTTCAGGCACTGTCCGCTATAGACAGGTTGGCAAACGCTGTTGAATTGCTGGCACTGGCTCCAAACAGCATCCCTGCATTCCCTCAGTCTGACATCGTTCCTCCTGTCACTGTGGTGAGTCAGCAGTTGGATATCCTACCTCCTGTTATCAACGAGGTGCGCAGAAAACGCTACGGAGTGTTTCACAGCACTCAGCTCCAGACTGCTACTGTCATCAACACGGCGTATCCAATGACGCTGAACACGACAGACATCTCGTATGGTGTCTATATTGGCAGTCCTAACAGCCGGGTCTACATTGATACTGAAGGCTTCTATAACTTTCAGTTTTCAGCCCAACTCGACAAAGTATCTGGTGGTGTAGGATCTGTCTTTATTTGGGCTAGAATCAACGGCGTTGACATTCCAGACAGTGCGACTAAGATCCGCATCCAAGGCAACGATGCAGAGACAGTTGCCGCGTGGAACTTTGTGCTGTCAGTAAACGCTGGAGACTACTTCGAGCTTGTCTGGAGCACAGATGACCTGAATTGCCAGATATTTGCCTCGGCAGCAAGTCCCCCGGTCCCAGCGATTCCTTCGCTGATCCTTACTGTTACCGACAACATCTCTTAATTATGGCAGTCACAGTCAAAAACATCGTTCCTCCCAAGCAGCTTGAGAACTCTCAGACTGCGCAGTACACCGCTGTCAACTGCAAGACCATCATTGACAAGGCGACTGTGACAAATACGAACACGGCTAACGTGACGTTGAGTGTCAATCTGATCGTGTCTGGCGGTTCTGCCGGCAACTCTAACCTGGTGGTTAAGACCCGCTCGATTGTGCCCGGTGAGACTTACCTGTGCCCTGAACTGGTTGGGCAGGTGCTTGAGGCCGGTGGATTCATCTCGACGCTGGCAGGGACTGCTTCTGCTTTGACGTTTACCGCTTCTGGGAGGGAGATCACCTAGTATGGTGTGTGCTGAACAGGCTGCAATTGAGTTTCATCGCGAATCTTACACAGAAAGATTTGCAGAGGAAGCATTGCCGCTTGGACAGATGCACAACGAGGAGATTGGTGGAGTTATTTCTGATGTCAAAATCAGAGTGCCAAAAGAGATGTATGAGCACCTAGATACAAACGGGATGCTTAGAATGTACACTCTAAGAGAAAATGGACAACTAAAGGGCTACAATGTTTTTGCTGTAGTCACACATCCAGAGTACGGACACCTAACTGCACAGCATGATGTAATGTTTTTGCATCCAAGTGTTAGGTTTGGATTCAATGCAATTAAATTTTTGAGGTGGTGCGATGAGCAGCTAAAAAGTGATGGCGTGCTTTTTGTGACACAACATGTGACTGCTTCTAAAGACTACAGTCCTGTTTTGAAGCGGCTTGGATACGAGCCCTCTGAAACCATCTACATCAAACGTCTTAACTAATATGGCACTAACAACTGGTACTGCTTTAGCTATTGGAGCTACTGCTGCGTCTGCTGGAGCTTCGGTATATAGTGGAAGTAAAGGCGCGGCAGCGGCAAAAGCTGCGGCAGACACACAGGCCAAGTCACAAGGGAAGGCTATTGATGAGCAGCGCCGTCAGTTTGACGCCATTCGCGAGCTTCTCTCTCCTTACATTCAAGCTGGTCAGCCAAATTTGACTCAGCCGTATGTTCAAGCTGGTCCTGGGGCACTGCAAGGAATGCAGGCTCTGGTTGGTCTTGGTGGTGAAGCAGATCGTCAACGTGCTCTCTATCAGCTTCAACAGTCTCCTCAGTTTACTGGTATTGCTGATGTTACAAAAGCTAACATTGCAGATTACAAACGTCAGAGAGACGTAGAACTAAAGGCGTTCCAGAAGTCAGCAGATTACAAAAATGCTCCTACGCCAAAAGGAGCATCGAGAAAAGACATTCAAGCTGACCTGTTGGCTCAGTTTCAAAAGCAGACTCAGGCCGGCATTCGAGACATTGAGTCCAAGGCTTACGCTGAACGTGAAGCGTTGATGCAGCCGATCCTTCAGGATCAAAGCTATGCTCAACTTGGCGCAGAACGGCAGAGACAAGCCATCCAGCAAATAGAGCAGGGACCGCTGTTTCAGGAGCTTGCGAAGCAAGGTGAACAGGGCATCCTTCAGAATGCTTCTGCAACTGGTGGCCTTCGAGGTGGCAATGTACAGGGAGCATTGGCCCAGTTTCGTCCCAACCTGTTAAACCAACTTATCGAGGCTCAGTATGGCAAGCTCGCCGGGTTGACAACGCTTGGGTCATCGTCTGCTCAGAACCTGTTAAACACTGGCTCTGCTGCTGCTGCTGGGACTGCAGCAGGGGCACAACAGTCTGCTCAGAACATCGGCAACTTGATGGTTGGCATGGGACAGGCGCAAGCTGCTGGAACTATTGGACAGGCCAACGCATTTGCACAAGGAGCCAGTGGTATTTCAGGAGCCATTGGCGGAGGACTTCAGAATTATGCGCTCTTTAGTACACTTAATAAGGGCGGTGGCGGAAATTTGTTTGGGAGTCCTGGCATGACTGATTCACTCGATCCGTTTCAACGCACATTTGGTGCTGGAGCATCACCTGAAGGTTAATTTTTATGGCCGGACCCTACGACTACACCGTTAATATCCCGCAGCCCCCGGCTCAGAACTTCCTTCAGAGCCTGCTGGGTATTCAGCAGCTTAAGCAAATGCAGCAGCAGAGCCAGTTGGCAGAGCAGCAGGCTGCCATCCAGCAGCAGAATGCGGCTTTCCAGCAGCAGATGCAGCCGCTTGAAATGCAGAGGCTCGAAGCTGGCATTGCAGCTAGTAGAGCTTCTACTGCGGCATCTAATGCAGCAGCATCTGGACAAGGAATTCAAAATAAACTTACTCAGCTTACATTGGATCAAAGAAACCAAGTAGGCTCTGCAATTAGTGCATTCAATAAAGATCCAGAAACTGGAATCATTGAACTTGCAAAGGTTGCTCCATACATGGATGCAAACACTAGGGATGGCATAGCAAGAAGCATCCCGTTTTATGTCAACAATCAAATTGATAAAGCCATAGCTTCCGGTAAAGAAATTACACCTGAGCAATATCAGAAGTTTTCAAACGCATTAACACTGCTGCCAACAGCGGAACAACAGCAGGCAAGAAATGCTATTCTGTCTATGCCGCAGAACCTTCAGACGGCAGCAAAAACAGGAACAATAGCAATCACTAACGCAGCCCTAAATGGAAACCGCGAGGCTGCAATCGCAGCATCTGATGAAGCGGCAAAGGCCCTTTACAACTCAACTCATCCTGCCGCAGTTGCTACTGCTAGGCTATTCGATCAACTGACAAAACAATTGGACGATGAAAATGTTGATCTTAGGAGAGTTCCAATATCTGCCTTGAATTTATCTGCTTTGGTTCAGGATAAGGATTTCAAAAACACACTGCTTGACACGCTTAAAGAAAACGCAGTGATTCAAAAAGGCGAAGCTGAAAAGCCAATGTCTCGTGGCTTGACAAACATTGTAGACGCATCAACAACATCATCTCAATCTTTTGCGAATGTTGCTGAAAGAGCTCAGTCGCTTTTGACTGAGCTAAATTCTCTTGGGGATATTAGTAAAGGATATCTATCGCGAGGAGAAGAGGCGTGGAAATCTTTTGTTGGTGATCAAGACGCAAAGTCAAATTACTTGACTGGATTTGATAGTCTTGTAACCAGCGATTTGTTCAAGTCATTGAAAGAGAACACTCGCGGCAGCATGAACACTCAAGAGTTAAAGGCTGTGGGTGGAACTGTTCCTGGTAAATATGATAGCCCAAAAAGGCAAAAGGAATATCTTGAATCAATTATTTCCGCATTCAATCGCAAGTCTCAACTTGAGTCAGACAGAGCAAACTTTGTTTCCACTTTTAACACCAATGGCAAAGCGCCAAAAGATGCAGAGGTGTCTGGTGTTCCAGTTAAAAAGGGAACCACAATGAACGACTTTATTGCACAGCGCAAAAAGGAACTTGGCAGTATTAGAGTGTTCGGTGGCGCTAATGCGCCTTCTCCAACTGCTCCCCCCACTCCTGTGGCCCCTGCTCCTGCTGGTGCAAATCCGCTTGAAGCAGAAATGCGCAAACGTGGACTGATTCAATAATATGGCTGACTTGTCTACACTGTCAGATGCAGAGTTGATGGCTCTGTACAAGCAGCAACAGCAGCCAGTGCAGGCGAAGCCTCAGGATCTGTCAAAGATGTCTGATGCTGAACTGATGGCGCTGTATAATCAGCAGCGGACAGGTGCAGCTCAGTCTCCTATTGAGCGTCCAGACATGCTGACAACGGCGCTTGAGTTTCAAGGCCGCCCAGCAGAACAAGTGGGAGCCACTCTTGCTGACCTTGTTCCTCCTCCTGAACTGGCTGCTGACTTGCTGAAGGCAAAATCTCCACAGGGGGGAATGCCAACTGAGTCGAATGTGCAGGCAATCGTGTCCCAGCTTGAGCAAACTGGCTCGATCCGGGACGTGCTCAACAAGGAAGTCGCATCTGGAGGGTTGAGTCCAACGGCTACACTTGACCCGAAACAGTACCCGGTGCTGGCTCCAATCTGGGAGCAGTACAAGAAGGAGATGGACCCGTCCTTTTTGGGCGCAATGGCTCGTGGTGCAGAAAGCCAGGCAGGAGCAGTTGTTGGTGGGGCTATTGGAGCAGGGCTTGGATCAATGGGTGCTCCTGTTACTGGTCCTGTGACTCCATTTCTCGGAAGAATGGGAGGTGCAGTTGTAGGTGCTGAACTTCAAAAGGCAGCAGAAAGCGCATTTAGGACTCCTCAAGAGCAATTGGCAGCACAGGCTCAGGCTGCATTTGATGCTTCCAGAACATCTACAAGGGTAGGCACAGCCATTGGAGAAACTGCTCCGCATTTGCTTACAATGCGTCCTGCGCTGAATACGATTCAGCAGGCAATAGCCGGTGATGCCAATGCTATCGCTGCGGTGGCAATGGGATCTGCTCTTGGCGCAGCGGTTCCAGCAGCAACTGGAGGAGGGGTCGAGCGCACTGTTGTGGGGGCTGTTACTGGAGGGCTTATGGAGCCGCGTATTGCTCCTAGGACGCCAGCAGTTACACCTGCACAGGTTCAAGCAATTCAGGCAGCAGAACAGGCCGGAATCCCGGTTTACACACAAGATGTGTTTCGTCCTCAAGGCCGCATGGGACAGGCCCTGCAAAGGGCTGGAGAGGTGCTTCCGTTTGGCACTACTTCTCAGCGCATCACTGGACAACAAGCCACACAAAGAGCAGCTGAAGAAACATTCAGGAGACTTGGAGTGGAGTTGTCTGAGCTTGGACAGACTGGAACTGATCGAGCCTTAAATGCTGTTTTTCAATCTTTTGAAAGGCGCAGAGGAAGAGTTATTAGGCAATCTCAGATACAACGGCAACAGGCAATGCAGGCAGCCGATGCGACAGGACTTCCTGTGCCGCTGACAAACTCCTTGCCGGCAATCGACAACGCCATTAATCAGCTTCGCTCAAACGATCTTCTTAGAGATGCCGCTAGAGAAGTTGAAAGAATTAGAGATGCTTTAGTTGGTGGAAATTTAGGGACATTAGAAAGTGTTCGGCAAAGTGTTGGAGAGCTTTTTGATGCGCCAAATTTGGCCAATGTTCGGACTCAAGGAAGCAGGGCAATCAGCAACCTGTATGGCCCAATAAATGAAGATATTGCTGCCTTTATTCAACAGCATGGAAGGCCAAATGATTTGACTAGATGGAGGGTTGCGAATGCTGCTATCACCAGACTAAACAGGGAAAGAGAAGTGGCGGCTATCAATCACGTTCTGAATACAGGAGGTGAAACTCCAGAGGTTATCAGGAGGCTTATTTT